TTTGTACACTTTAAATTTTTACCTGGAATGGGTTTTTATGGTTTCGGTTTAATTCATATGATCGGTGGTTTGTCAAGAACGGCAACTACTGCATTAAGACAATTATTGGATGCAGGTACTTTAAGTAACTTGCCTTCAGGATTCAAACAACGTGGAATACGTGTTAGAGACGAGGCTCAATCTATACAGCCCGGCGAATTCAGAGATGTCGATGCACCTGGTGGAAACATTAAAGATGCATTTATGCCTTTACCATTTAAAGAACCTTCAGCGACTTTATTACAGTTGATGGGTACAGTGGTTGCGGCAGGGCAAAGGTTTGCCTCCATCGCTGACATGCAGGTCGGGGATGGCAATCAACAGGCAGCTGTTGGAACGACCATAGCTCTATTAGAACGAGGTTCAAGAGTCATGTCAGCAATACATAAACGATTATATGTAGCGATGAAAAGTGAATTTAATTTATTGGCAGGAGTTTTTAAAACTTATTTACCCCCTGAATATCCATATGATGTTGTAGGTGGACAAAAAAATATTAAGGTTGCAGATTTTGATGACAAAGTAGATATTATACCTGTTGCAGACCCTAATATATTTTCTCAATCACAAAGAATATCACTGGCACAAACTGAATTACAATTAGCACAGTCTAATCCAGGAATGCATAATTTATATGAAGCTTACAGACATATGTATGAAGCAATTGGTGTAAAAAATATTGATGCAATCTTACCACCCCCTGTAGAACCGTCTCCAGTGGACCCTGCAACTGAAAATATTCTAGCAATGTCTAATAAACCTTTTCAAGCTTTCAAAGGACAGGACCATCAAGCACATATTACAACGCATTTAAACTTTATGGCGAGTAATGTTGCAAGAAATTCACCCGTTGTTATGGCAACTTTGGAAAAAAACATCTTTGAACACATTTCACTAATGGCACAAGAGCAATTAGAAGTAGAATTTAGAGATGAGATACAACAATTGATGCAAATGCAACAAATGGCACAGCAAAATCCTCAAATGCAACAAGATCCGCAGTTCCAACAACAGATTATGCAAATGTCTATGGCATTAGAGTCTAGAAAAGCAAAATTAATTGCAGAATCTACTGAAGAATTCAGAGATGAGGAAGCAAAAATTACCGGAGAGTACGGTGGAGACCCAATTGCTAAATTAAAAGCTAGAGAACTTGATTTAAAAGCTATGGATAATAATATTAGACAAGAACAGGATCAAGAAAAGATTAATATGGAAAAATCTAAGAATCTTATGGGTCAACAGCAGTTTAATGAGAAATTAGAACAAAATGAAGACTTAGCAGAGCTTAGAGCAGACACTTCTTTAACTAAAGCTCAAATGAGTATTGACTCTAAAAGAGAAAATGACATGATGAAACAAATGGACGTTAGGATCTTGAAAGGTCCGCGAAGATAGTATACAATAATCACTTAGGAGAAAAATATGAAACCAAAAGACTTTTTTACAAAAAACAATCCAAATTATGTTGGTCCTGTTGTATCAGACACACCTAGAGCAGATGGTTCTAATACACTTAAAACTAACTCAGATGGATTTTCAGAAGCTGTAGAAGTTAAAGTTCCTTTAGGACAACCTACTATCAATAAAGTTGGTGGCCAAAAGAGAATGCTAGCATCTAAAAAATCTTCCGTTAAGTGGTACTAACTCATGTGGTTATCGGCAATTAAATTAGCCGTTTCTGCAGGAAGCCATATCTATAAAAATAAGCAACAGACAAAAATGCTTATGTCGGACGCTGCTATGAAACATGCTCATAAAATGAGTACTGGAGAATTAGAATATTCTGGAAAATTACTAGAAGCAAGACAATCAGATTGGAAGGACGAATTTATTTTGGTCTTGCTGTCAATTCCAATCGTAATGTTGGGATGGTCAGTATGGTCAGATAATCCTGTACATATGGAGAAAATGGAGTTATTCTTCCTACACTTTGGAAATTTACCGTTTTGGTACCAAACAATTTTTGTTGGTGTAATTGCAAGCGTCTATGGACTTAAGGCAACAGATCTGATAAAAAGAAAATAACTTTAAGGAAAAAATTATGAGCGCAAAATCTAGAAAACGAAACAGAAGACTTGCAGCACTAGCGGGAGTTATTACAGCAGGTGCATTGGCTGCAAGAAAAAATAAAGCAGACTTAGCATCAACTGAAGATGGTAAGAGTGCCAACACAACTATTCAAGATAATAAACCTAAAAAAGATATAGATACAAAACCAATTGCTAAACCAGATACAACACCTAAAGATACACAACCTAAAGGTTCTAATGTTAGAACCAGAGGAAAAATTGTAGATTCATCAGGTGATACTGTTGCAAGTGCTGGTACAGCTATAGCTGACAACAAATCAAAAGTTACTAACGTGACAAAACCTGGTGACAACATGTATTCAACAAATGCAGGTAGTTCTAACCCAAGAAGAGTAAATAGAAAAGACGGCGGAAGAATGGGTCTTAAATCTGGTGGAAGAGCTAAAGGTTGTGGAAAAGCATTAAGAGGATTCGGTAAAGCAATGAAGGGGAACAGATAATGTCAAATAGAAACTATAATACACAAACAAATCCAAACAGACAAAAACTAATGAATGGCGGAAGAGCTAAAAAAAATATGGGTGGTTCTATGAATGCAAGAGCTGACATGAGATCTGGTTACTATCCATCAGACATGGGTATGGAAGGTGGAGCTATGTATAAAAAAGGTGGACCCGTTAAAAAGAAAAAAAATAAATTCCCAGATCATTCAGGTGATGGAAAAATTACTAAGAAAGATATCTTAATGGCTAAAGGTATTATACCTAAAACTAAAAAGAAAAATGCTTAAAAAACTTATTAATAAAATCTTTGGAAAAAGATGTGAGTGCAAATCTAAAATAGTTTGTACACATGAAAATGCTGCAGTTAGAAAAGAAGTTAAATACTGTAGTTTATGTAAAACAATCTTAAACGAAGGATAAACAATGGCAAAACGTGGACTATACGCAAACATACACGCTAAGAAAAAAAGAATCGCTGCAGGATCAGGTGAGAAGATGAGAAAACCTGGATCTAAAGGCGCACCAACAAAAGCTAACTTTGTAAGATCAGCTAAGACTGCCAAGAAACCTAAAAAGAAAAAGTAATGGCTTCTGCAGCTTGGACTAGAAAAGAAGGTAAATCCAAATCGGGTGGACTTAATAAAAAAGGTGTCGCATCTTACAGAGCCGCGAACCCTGGTTCCAAATTAAAAACAGCAGTAACCACAAAACCTTCTAAATTAAAAAAAGGTTCTAAAGCCGCGAAACGTAGAACTTCATTCTGCGCGCGTATGACCGGAATGCGTAAGAGACAGAAAGCTAGTAATAATACTGGTGAAGATAGACTATCTAAGTCGCTTAGAAAATGGAATTGTTAATGAGAGATACTAAATCAATAGAAAGCTTTTTAAAAGAGAAATACAAAAAAATTACTGAGATGAGTTTGTTTAGACACTTGAAAAAAGAGGTAGAAACAGGGGCTAGTGGAACTCAAGATTATGTGATAAAAAAGGGACCTAATAAAGATAAAATAGCAAAAAAATAGAAAGGGTATTATGGAAGAAGATCACTTTATAGATAAAATAAGAAAAATAATTAAGATGAGACACGATGATACGGTTTCAGCTATGGCCTCAGGTGGGGTTGACAGTATGGAAAAATATCAGTATATGTTAGGACAGATAAGAACGTATCAATATTTAAGTCAGGAGATATCCAGCCTGCTAAACAAAAAGGAGCAAAAAGAAAATGAAGGAACAGTTGTCAACATCGGTTCAAAAACCAAAGATTGAACTACCGAATAAAACATTAGTTGGTGTCAAACCAACAGAAAAAAAATCAGATGAAATAGGGAAAACTCCTAAACCTACGGGTTGGAGAATTTTAGTTCTACCTTTTAAACAAAAAGAAAAGACTAAGGGTGGAATTATATTAGCTGATGAAACAGTAGAACGATCACAAGTAGCATCAACTTGTGGTTTAGTTTTAGACATGGGACCACACTGCTACGATAAAGAACGATACCCAGAAGGTCCTTGGTGTAAGAAAGGTGATTGGATTATCTTTGCAAGATACGCTGGATCACGAATTAAAATAGATGGGGGTGAGATAAGACTTTTGAATGATGATGAAGTTTTAGCGACCGTGGATAACCCTAAAGACATATACCACGAATTTTAACAACCATAGGAGAAACTATGCCAGAAACAGAAAATGATAAAACAGTTGAATTAGACGTAACCGGACCGGGAGCGACTATTGAATTGCCAGAAACAGAAAATGATACAGATAAAACTTTTGAAAATGAGGTTAAAAAAAATGAAGCAAATATTACATACGATAATGAGCCCAATGACGCATCTGAGAAATCAGATAAGCAGCCTGTTCTTCGAGATGAAAAGAACGAAGGCGGAGAAGTTGTACAGAAAACTTCTGAAGAAGGGGGCGATAAACAAAAAGATAACTCTAAGGACGTTGAAGAATACTCTGAAGGCGTTAAGAAAAGAATAGCAAAACTCACTAAAAAAATGCGTGAAGCAGAAAGACAAAAAGATGAAGCTTTGTCTTATGCAAATCGTATTAAAAGTGAGAGAGATAGATATGAAGCTACAGCCACAGGTTTAGATAGAAATTATGCCACAGAAATGGAAGGCAGAATTACATCATCGTTAGCGGCCGCTCAAGCAAAACTTGCAGCAGCTAGAACTAATGAAGATGCTAAAGCGGAAGTAGAAGCACTAACTTCAATCTCTCAATTAGGTTATGAGCAAGGTAAATTAGCTGAGATTAAATCTCAACATGCTATGCAAGATAGCGCAGCTAACGAAAAACCTACATTACAACAACAACCAGTAAGACAACCAGAACCTGTAAAAGATCCTAAAGCGGAAGCATGGGCTGATGAAAATGACTGGTTTGGTAAAGATAATGCCATGACTTATACAGCATTTGACCTACATAGAAAACTTACTGAAGAGGAGGGTATGGACCCACAATCTGATGAATATTATAATGAGGTGGATAGAAGAATAAGACTTGAATTCCCCCATAAGTTTGATAAAGTAGAACAAAAGATTAGTAAACCTACACAAAACGTTGCCTCTGCAACGCGTAGTTCAAAGACTGGTCGCAAAACTGTGAAGCTCACACCGACACAGGTAACAATAGCTAGAAAGCTAGGTGTGCCACTAGAAGAGTATGCGAAACAACTTATAATCACGAAGGAGGTATAGGCATATGACAAACAATAAACCAACTCGTGCGAGCCAAAGTAAAAGCGATTCTACAAAAGTAGACTCACAAGCATCTACGATTAAACCCAAAGCTGCTACAAAACCTTGGACTCCACCATCGTACTTAGATACGCCCAACGCGCCAGAAGGATTCAGACACAGATGGGTCAGAATAGAAATCATGGGATTTCAAGATACTAAGAACATACAAGGACGCTTAAGGTCCGGTTATGAACTTGTAAGATCTGATGAATATCCAGATGAGGACTTTCCAGCAATCATGGACGGCAAATACGCAGGGGTAATCGGGCACGGAGGCCTTGTGCTGACAAGGGTACCGGAAGAGATCGCAAAACAACGACAAGATTATTATGCTAAAGAAGCTAGTGATCAACAACGTGCAATCGACAACGATCTTATGAAGGAACAGCATAGGGGAATGCCTATCGATATTGATATGCAAACTCGTACAACCTTCGGTGGCAAAAAGTAATTTTACTTTAAACCAACGAAATTTTATAAACCGAACTGGAGGCCCCTCGGGGCAGGTTCATAAGGAGAAAATAATATGGCTAACGCTTCAACAACAGGGTTTGGTTTCAAACCCATTAAGATGGTTGGACAGTCGTATAATAATGCCGGTTTAAGTGAGTGGAACGTAGCCGCTTCTTCAGCTTTAATTTGTCACTCAGCAATGGTGCAATTAACTGCTGATGGAGTAGTTCTTTCTGCAGATAACACAGGTCCTAATAACCTGGGTGTACTTAACGGTGTATTTTATACAGACGCAACAACAAGTAAACCAACATGGTCGAACTATTCGCCCGCTTCTAACACAGCTACAGACATAGTTGCACTTATCAATGATAATCCGCAACAAATGTTTGAAGTAATGTCTGCAGATACTGCATTCAATGCTAATGAAGTAGGACATTGTGCGGCCCAAGTTACAGCTAATGGCGGCTCGCCGTTGTTCAATTCTGAATCAAAGATATCAGCAACAACAGCAGCAGCATTAGAGCAACTAAAAATAATAGGTGTTTCAAGAGATCCTGATCATTCTGACACAACTGTAGAGGGCTTTGCTCTTAGAGTTATGATTTGTGAACATATCTTAGGAAACAACGTAGCAGGTATATAAGGAGATAAAATATGGCTATATCAAGAAACCAACTCGTAAAAGAGTTAGAGCCAGGATTGAATGCTTTATTCGGCCTGGAGTACAAACAGTATGAAAATCAGTCAGCTGATATTTATGCTACAGAGTCATCTGACAGAGCTTTTGAAGAAGAAGTAATGTTGAGTGGTTTTGCACAAGCACAAGTGAAACCGGAAGGTTCAGGTGTTACATATGATAACGCTCAAGAAACTTTCACAGCTAGATACACTAACGAGACTATTGCTCTCGCTTTTGCTATCACTGAGGAAGCAATTGAGGACAATCTATATGACAGACTGGCTTCTAGATACACTAAAGCTTTAGCAAGATCTATGGCTCAAACTAAGCAAGTTAAATCAGTTAACCCACTTAATAATGGAATGCCAGGTGGTACTTTCACTTCAGGTGATGGTGTAACTTTATTTAATACTGCTCACCCAACGCTTGCTGGAACTGTGTCTAACACACTAGCAACTGCTGCGGATTTAAACGAAACTTCATTAGAACAAGCATTGATTGATATCGCTGCTATGACTGATGAAAGAGGTTTAAAAATCGCTGCTAAGGGTATGAAGATGATCATCCCATCTGCACTACAATTCACAGCTGAAAGACTTATGGCTTCTGCTGGTAGAGTTGGAACTGCTGATAATGATATCAATGCTATCAAATCTATGGGGATGATTCCTCAAGGTTACTCTGTTAACAATTACTTAACAGACACTGATGCGTTCTTTATTATTACAGACGTGCCAAATGGTATGAAACATTTCCAAAGAACTCCTATGTCCACTAAAATGGAAGGGGATTTCGATACTGGTAATGTTAGATACAAAGCTAGAGAAAGATACGTTTTTGGCGTATCTGACTATAGAGGTATCTTCGCTTCACCAGGAGCTTAATACTTAAATCTTTTGTGGCGGGACACAGTTCCGCCACATTTAACTACGAAAGTGATAATATGAAAAAAACTCTAATCAATATTTGGGCTTACAACTACCATGCTAAATTTAGCATTGAACATGTTGAAGATACACCAGAATTAGTTGAAAAAGCTATACTTGACAAACTTGGAGAAAACAGTATAGTCTGGGAATATCTCGGAGATAGTTATCATTCGGGACTAAATAGAATAACTTATGAAGAGGTTATTAATGATACAAGACCTATACAAAGCAAAAAGGTCCTTGGAGTTGAAGTGGGAACAGGAGCATATTAATGAAGATAGATATACTCTTGAAATGGTCAGAATTGATGACAAAGTTAGAGAAGTCATTACTAAGATCAAGCTTGAAGAAGCTAGGATTGCTCACTTACAGAACAACGTAGAAGGTTCTGCTCCACAAGTTTCTGTAGCTACTTAGACAAAAGCTACATCGCTGAAATGCATAAATACCTAGGGATCTCTTGCACTCCACTTAAAAATAACATATAATATTCGCACTAAGATTAATTAAAACATAAATTGGTTATCTTTGCTTAGTAGGATAACTGGCGCTAGGAGGCGCTGATTATATGACAACACATTTTAAAAATGGAGTAACTAACGTAGTAGGAAAAGATGGAGGTTCTTCTGTATTTAGTGGAATCAAACAACCCCTTATTACAGGTGGATACGAACAAGAACAAGCATATCAAAACGACTGGCAGATTTACAATGCAAGTGATTGGACAGCTACATCAACTGGTGGATCTGACTTTCAACTAGCAGAATATGCTGGTGGATGGTTAAGACAAGGAGATAATGCTCCTGCCGCTGGTGAGATTCAAGGTATTGCAGGACCAGAAGTTTGGCAATACAATCAAAATCAAAAATGGTGGTTTGAAACTAGCATTGCAATCACTGACGTAAGTGAATTAAATACTTGGGTAGGATTTGCTCAAAATGGTTATGCAGATTCAGATACTTTACCAACTGATGGTATTGGATTCTCACACTTACAAGATACAACTACAATACAATTCATTTCTAGAAAAAATGGAGCAGGTGTATCTTTTGATATGTTAGACACAGCAGGTGGATCTACTTTTACTATGTTAGATTCTACTATCGCTACACAAACAGCTACAGTACAGGCGATCCCAGCTAACTCAGTTAGACTAGGATTCCAATACCAACCAGCTGGAAGTGAAGTAGGTGTTACTGCGAACCAATTTAAATTATATTTAAATGGTAATCCAATAGGAACTCAAGCGGCTACGACTGTGCCAGATGATATTGCATTAGAAATGAATATTATGTGTGCACATAAAGGAACAGTTGCTAATCATTTAGTAGTTGACTACTTTAATACGTTTCAATCTAGAGTGGCTGGAACAGGCGTAAGCGCGTAATAAATAATTAATGTGGGGCTTCGGCCCCACATATAAAATTTTAAGGAGGAAAAACTATGAGTTCATTTTCAAGTGACCAAACAACTCTTAACAAAACTACAGGGGCAGCTTCTGTTTTATTAGAGGCCAGAGCTAGAGTTACATCTATTCAAGGAAGAGGAGAAGCAGGTTCTGTTTTATCTCTACATGACGTAGCTTCTGCAGGAGACGCGGCAGCAGGTAATTTAAAAGCTATCTATAGATATGAAACTGAAGGACTAGAAGTTTATGTCCCCGGTTCAGGTATCTTGTTCCAAAATGGAGTTTGTGCTACGTTAACTCAAACTACTGGTACAGACGGTAGCGTTACATTAACTATAACAGGGGCGTAAGCTCATGGCTAATACGACTTCAGGTTCTTATACTTTTGATAAGAACTTAGGCATTGATGAAA